GAAAGGCATCCATTGTACTTTGCACAAAGAGCGTCAGTAGATGAAAGTGAACTATGTATTAAGTCAGATTGCACATTGGCAGAGTTAAATGCTTTGCCAACTAATTTTAAGGTTTATACAAATGAAGAGGTGAAAGCCTATATAGCAGGAAGTAGTAAATGGCAGACAGATGAATGATGACCTGGTCAAAGATTTTATTAAGTTGGTTAGGGTAGTATGGTTTTTGTTGGTTGCTCTTTTACTGATCTCTTTTGTTAGTGGATGTGATTCAGGCTGGTCCATTGCAGGTTGGGAAGTTAAATGAGCAAACCATTGAATGATGAACTACAGATACATATATCGGTTAAATGGGCAGTTCAAATATTATTCTTTGTGTTTACGCTGACTGGAGCCTGGTACACATTAAATGCAAACATAAATAGTAATGCCCAGGAAATAGAACACATAAAAGAATCATTAATAGAATTTGAACAAGCCCTGGATGATAGAATGGAACCACTTGAAAACGAAAGAGAACAAAGATTGACAGAAATGAATAAAAGTTTATTAGATAAAGTGTTGGGTAAAAAAGATGACTGAACTCGCAGATATTTATATTCAGTTAGGAAGTGCAGGATTTATTGCAGTTCTTTTTGGTTTTATGATATATAATCTTATTCAGAGCCAGAAAGAACAAAGTGAGGACCTGGAAAATATTAAACAATCTATTCATAAAATGGAGTCAGTGATTGATTCTGCAATGCAGATAAATGTTAAACTTATAGATCGGATGAATAGATCAGATGAAAAAAGAGAAGAATTTTGGAGAGAATTATCAGATGACCTGGCATTTTTAAAAGGGCGTATAAATGGTCACGGAAGCAGATAGATTTTAATGAACATAAAGAAAGGAAAGTGAAATGGGTAAAAAAGTATTAGCCTGGTTAAAAAACTTATTTAAAGAGGTCCTGGAAGGACAGGTCAAAAGATTACAATCAGATGCTTTTGAAAATAAAGTAGCAGATGCTGTTGCATTAGCCATACCAGACACAGAAGGCTTTGGTGATGCTGAACAAAAGGTATTAGCAAAGAAGATTGTTGATATGGTCACTGATGAACTTGCAGAAGCATTGAATCTGGAAGCAGACTAAATAATTTCATAACAACAAAAAAGGAGACACCCAGTGCCAGAACAGTATGATAATAGTGGTGTTCTTTTCGTCAATGACAGAAAAGAAAAAGAAACTCAACCAGACTATACAGGCAATATAGTTATGGGCGGTGTAAAGAAACGATTAGCAGGGTGGAAAAAGACTTCCAAGTCTGATCCATCAATGTCCTTTCTTTCCATTAGTGTATCTGACTTCCTGGAAAAGAAGGAAGAACCAGTACAGCAAACAGAAAAGCAGGACGATCTACCATTCTAATGACCTTTGAAGAGATCATAGAAAGAGTAATTGAGTCAGAAGGGGGATCCAAGATCACAAAGGATCCCTCTGATGCTGGTGGGACCACAAAGTATGGTATATCACAACGAGCGTATCCTGACCTGGATATAGAAAGCCTAACTGAACGAGATGCTAAAGAAGTATATTATAATGACTACTGGATACCATCTAAAGCAATGCAGGTTCCAGCCCAAATAAGAGAGATCTATTTTGATATGGTGGTGAACTTTGGTCGCAGAGGTGCAGTTAAAGTGCTTCAACAGGCTTGTAATGGTAAGAACACCTATGACATAGCAGTAGATGGTGGTATTGGACCAGCAACACTTGGAGCCTGTAAGAACCTGGAGCCTGAACGATTAAGAGCGTACCGAATCCTAAAGTTTGCAAATATCGTATTTAAAAAACCAAGCCAGGAAAAATATTGGTTTGGCTGGTTCAGGAGAGCATTGAGAGTGTAATGGGACATTAATTATGTCCCACATCCCTGCAAGTCACTATATATAAGGTATAACTTGTGGCTACGGACCAGAAGGTTAGAGGTTCGAGTCCTCTCGGGCGTACTTGACGAGAAACCCCTCTTTATTGAGGGGTTTTTTGTTATTTGGAGTTGTTATAAGTTGTGCAGAGTTTGCGAGAGAACAGGGAAGTTAAATGTCCCAAAAATGTCCCAATCATAATTGGTTGATGATTGGAGCAAGTCTTTCCACATTGATCTTAACATATTGAGCAGTAACATCATTAGCCTTATGTCCTAATAAACATTTGGTATCCCACCTGGTAGCACCAAACTCTTCCAGGTGAGATGCAAATGAATGGCGAAAGGAATGTAGATCGCCTTTACCTAATATCTTTTTAAGTCTTTCCCTGGAGTTACCAATGGATCCAGGTTTCATTATATTAAATATATCCATCTTCTTTAGATCATTATGTAAGGGGACCACAACAATTCTTGGCTGATCATACTCTTGTGTCTTTTCCTGGGATAGTTGTATGAACTTCCCATTGATGTCATTGATGGTCAGCGTACAGGCATCTACTGCTCGTAATCCAGATTTGTATAAAAGGGACCAAAATCTTTTATCGTGGTCCAACCAGGCTTCGTTTAAAGCGTAGTCTATCTCTTCCCTGGTAAAGGCTTCCCTGGGGCGAACTTTGACCAATTTAGGGCGTATTAAACCACTTGTGGGGTTCTTTAACATATAACCCATTATGATCATCCACTCACAAAAGTTACTAATGGTCTTATGGTCCTCATTGATGGTCTTTGGTGATCGTCCCATAGCCTTACGCTTGGCAAAGTATTCCTGCAAGAAGAATGAGGTCAAATGTTTATTAGTGATCCCTTTATTCATATTCATAAATACATTAAGGGCTGACTTGATACATTGTGCCTGTTTCTTACCCTTATTACTCATTACCTGGTCAATGTATTGCCTGAAGGGTATTTGTAGGTCTATGGTGGCTACTTCTACACCTGATCGTTGCAGTGCAGTTTCCAGGTCCCATTTAGCCTGGATGCGGATGGCTACCTTTCTATCTTGTGTTCCAGTAGATCTTTTTATTCTATGTGGTGGTGTTCCTGCTGTATACCACCAGTAAGGCGAACCTTTCCTTTTGTAGATTCTACTCAATTTTCTATGAACTGAACTTTTGAATCTACAGTTAGATCAATCCAGTTGATCTTATTATAAGTAATGGTATGAACTAAACCTTTTCCAGATTTGGTAATATAAGTAACTGGCACAGGTATATAATGATTACCAACCATATTTTTAAGTGATTCAAAAATGTAAGGCATTGATTTAGTATGTTCTTGTAAGACCTTAACAGATTCTTTATCAATTATCTTATTAATAGGATGATCATCCATTTGTGGGAATTTTTTCCCTAATTGATAATATTCTTTTAATTCATCTATAGAAAAACCAGTGCGATCAGAAAGTACTTTCATATTGTCAACTTCCATAATAGCACGACCTATTTTAAATCCTCTTCTGATTAATTTTACTTTTACTTTAAAATCAAATTGAAGCATATCCCAATGTGTTTTTTCTGCTTGTTTTTCTTTTAAGGCATCTTTTAAAAGTTCTATTTCTTGTCCCTGAATATCTATTTTATCTTTTTGTAATTCAATTACATATTTTGCATCCATATTATCTCCCTCTAACTCTATGGTTGTATTTGTCAATTTTATTTCTTTATTAAAATCTTTGATTTCTATATCATATCTATCGCAGTACCATTTTTGATATGATGTAGGTAAACTTTCTCTGCTTTTCCAGTTTGCCAGTTTAGCAGGTTCAACATTAATAAATTCTGCGACTTGCCAATCAAACTTTAACCCTTCCTTTAATTTTATTGAATGTATAAAATCTTTTACTATACCCATCTTTTCTCCTGTTCCTGGTAATATTAAAATGATATAAAAAAGATATTGTATCATTAATATATCATTGATATATTATATCAACATCTATCAAAATATTATCAAAAAGATACAACTTATGACAACTATTGGCAACTACAAAAATTTAGAAATGCTCACAATCAAAGAGGTTGGCGAGATTTTGAGAGTCACCAGGCAACAGGTGTTGATACTGGTGAAGGCTGGAGAGTTACCAGCAATGAAGTTTAACTCAAGACTTTACAGAGTAAAGAAAAGTGACCTGGAGCGATACATAGAGAGCAATGTATTCCAGGTTGCATCTTAATAAACAAAAACAGGAGCGAGGGAATGAAAAAAACAATATTAATAATATGGTATAAACTGAATTACAAGTTAATGCATTTATTAATGAATACTTATTTAAAAGCAGATGATGCACTTGAAGCAAATAAAATCAAAAGACCTTATGTTAGTTCAAAGTTTGATATGGGCTACAGAAGGATGTTTTTCATTGATCGTTTAGTTGGTTTAAACGCTGGTAAGGTGATTACAAATACTGTGAACAAAATTGTATACAGGTATGGTGGTAAGTAATGCCATTCCCATTCCAACAAGATTTAGAT